GCTCTGAGCGTTGCTATCGAACCTACTGGCAGCTTCACAGCGTGTGGCAAAGTAGACTTTAATCCCATCACGCCAGCCTTTTTAACGACGGTGTTTGGTTTCCTGCCTAAGATTGACGCTATGGCGACAACTGGCAACACGCCATAGTTTTCCTTTAGTAACTTAACTTCCGTGTAGCTCCAGGTCATTGTTCTAGCTCCCTCTGAATCGCGTCTGCTTTGCCTTGGTAGAACTCAGCAAATTTGCTACCCGATTTAACAGCCTCTAGGTAACTCTCTCGCTCTTGTTCTTTCTTCAAGCGCCGCCGCGCTCTTGCCAGCTTTTCTTTCAATGTCATAAAGTTGGCTCTACCTTGTCGCCGTCATAGCGTTGTGTGAGTAGGCTTTCAGCCGCCATTTCTACTTTTGTGCGGCAATCCCAGTTCTCAACATCACAACTTTGCGACCAACAGGGTCTGCCTAAATTGGACGGCTCAGGCAAACCCTGCCGAGAGAATTTAAGTTTTTGCCCTCGGCGTTTTAGTTCAGTTAAGATTTCTTCATCCGTTGAGGTCGAAAGTGCGGTGTTGAGATTGCTCATGGCCTAGCTCCTAAACTCGTTGTTAACTTTTACCTCACGACCTTCTACAAAAAGTAGAGCGGCATCCAGCGCCGTATGAGGCCACTCATGGAATGAGCCTCGATAGATTTCATTCTTAAATTCATCTAAAACGATAGATAAATAGCCCAAACCGTCAACTTCTCTAATTATGTAATCCATACAAACCTCCTAGAATGGAATATCGTCGTCAAACGACGCATCAAACCCGCCCGCCATCACCGCAGCTTTGGCTTGCTGAACTTGCGACGATTGCTGTGGCGCCTGAGAATGTGCTTGATTCTCTTTTACCGAAAAACTAAAATTCATCGCGGGCGCTTTAGGATTAGCGTCGGGCTTTCGCAGCCATCCTGATACCCAATATTCCACACCTCCAACTTCTGCGCTGCCCTTAAACTGTGGGTGCGAGTCGGATTTACGGTCTTCATTCTTCCAAACGCTGCCTCTGTTACTGTTGTCGTACTGCATTATGCTGCCTCCTGATTACTGTTTCGGATAAAATCTTTTTGCTTGGTGGATAAAATATTCCACACCCACATTTGTTCGTGCGGCTCTAGCTCGCTGTAGCACTCATCCACCGCGCTTCTATCATCATTACTAATGCCATCAACAATGCCGATCAAACTACCTTGAAGGTCTTCGCGTTTGATGCGCTTCTTGCTAGGCTTTAACTGATCTGGCAAGTCATCGAAATTGTTACAGGCTTTAGGTATGTAGTAGAGGTATCGTCCCACACCAAACTTTACTGCGGCTCGTTTAAAGGCATCGGACAAGCCGCCTTTGGCTCCCTCGATATTCGTGTCACCAGCGCCATCAGTCTTGGTGATCCATACCCCATTAATCTTTAGCGATAGCTCGCACACTGTGCGCCCATCTAACGACTTATAAGAGTCCTGCCAACCATCAATACCAACTACATCGTCAAGCCTTTTCATGGCGCAGCGAGCATCAATGTAGGCCAAGTGACTGCCGCCGCCGCCAGGCCTCCAAGTAAGCTCACCGCTGCCAAACGGCTGCTTCAACATTCCTAAAATATCCATCACGCTGCGCTCCCTGTAAATTCTGCCCACTCTGTTGATACTTGCTCAAAGCGATTGTTATACGCTGTATAAGCCTCTGGTTGATGCTTGGCAGAGTAGGGGTTAATATTGCTACCCTCTTGCTGCCAATCAACATCAGCTCGGTTTCGAGCTAAAAACTTCTGAGTTTCAATAGTCATATCTGTACTCCCGTCAAAATTAATACAATCACAAATGCTGTCATTTGAATTGCGGTGCTCACGCGATGATGCCTGCCGTAAACCAAATTACACACCCAGCGCCCATCAAAGCGCCGAGGGTCGATAGGAAAAAGTCGCTATAGCTCATGGTTAAGCACTCCTGACATTTAAAAAGTCTAAGTTCGGCGCAGTCATGTAGTAAGGCTTTTCCTGCTTCTGCTTGCCTTTGAAGTAATCTTGAATCCAGCCGTCAAGGTCAGCGCTTTGGGCTAACTCGGTAGCTGCTTCACCTTTGTCGGCGTTGAATAATGCGGCGAGGAATGTTGAGCAAATCAGCTTTTGATCGTATTCATCGCTCTCAAGACGGTCACTGATTACGTCAAACAAGTCGTAAACTAGAGCTTCGCAATCCCAGCTTCGTTGGAAGGTGATTTGCTGCTCCATTTTCATCTCGCTTGAAATTGAAGCTAGCGATGAAAACTCGTCAAATACAGTTACGTCTGAATCACAATCGTTGCTATCAATGTAGTCAATTAACTGCTGATCGCGGTAGCTCTGCGCTGCGGCTTCGATTGCTGTGTTTGATGCGGTAGATAGGTTCATTGTGCTGCTCCCTTGGTTATTGCGCTTACAGTACCTATGTTAGCATACTAACATTAGAATGCAAGCGGGGAGGGCAAAAATAAATAAAAAGGTTAGTTGGGTGGTACTTTTGAAGAATGAGGGGAGGGGTTAGATCGAGCTAGATTGAGGTGGGCCAGTGTGCAGGTCAGCTCGTGCGGCATAGCCAAACGACATATTAAGCGGTCCGAACCAACACAAAAATCGGTCAACTGCCAGCCGTGGCGATTGCACTGGCATACAGTCGGTGAAAATAAGCCACCATGCGTACTCTGGCAAACGCATCCAGTCCATCATTTTCATCCTGACGGATGATGATCGATCGTGTATTGTTAAATTATCCATAAAAATCACTCAGCCATATATGAGCCGACCACCACACCGATAATGTGAGTTGATTCGCTACACTGCTGAATCGGATATGCAGTGTTCAGGGGCTTCAAATACCTGACGCCACCATCTACAACGTACTCTCGAAAAACAGACTCTTTCGTTTCTCGATTAATAGCAATTATTCTATCTCCTGTTTTGGGTTTTCGATCCTGGTCTACAAAAATCAATGTTCCTGTGGGGTATGATCGACCTGTGTTACTGGTCATAACATCATTCTGCACCTCCAGTGCAAAGGAGTTATCACTTATACTATGCGGGCATCCGACCCACGAGTTACTCTCAAGCATTAAACTCCCTATTAAAATAGCTGGCAAATCCTGCCAATTAAGTATTGGTGCTTTCCTCATTACTGGTTGCAACTGCAAACCCGACATAGAGAGCGTACCTTCTGACAATAATTGCTCAGTTGTACACCCGAATGCCCTTGCTAAAGATACCAGGCTCTCGCCTTTTACCTCTGCCACTGGGTTTGTTTCAAGCTGGGCAATACGCCCTCGGCTAATTGACGTACGTTTAGATAATTCCAGTTGTGACCAGCCGTTATCCTTGCGTAAGTTTTTAACTCTTTTACCTAAATCCATGAAAATCTTTCCCCCTTGATAAGTGTTAGCTAGCTTACACCTAATTGATGTTAGTTGGGGTTGCAAGTCAATTGTAAGTGCGCTAACATTAATCATATGAAAATACTCAAAAAAGAAGCCATTGAAAAATTTGGCGGCGTTAAAAAACTAGCCGATGCTCTTGATATTCAGCATAGCGCCGTTTGCCAGTGGGGTGAATATGTTCCACCCCTGCGCGCTTATCAGATTCAAGAGCTGATGAATCAAACAAACCTAACTGAACAGTCAGGGAAGGTTGCGTAATGGATAAACTTACCAATCCTGTTAGCTCAACCTTTGACGATGATCTGTACGCATTCGTCAAGGCTGCTGCTGCAAACGATGATACTGATGTGTCTGGGTACATTAGAGCCGCCATATCTGTTCTCCGAGATCGTGAATTAAACAAGTACAAGATGATGCATTCGGTGTTTGAAAGCCAGATATGTCTGAAATAGGTGCTATATGACTCAGCTTATTCATAGTTTTAGCGTAGATGAAGCAGAAAAATACGGCGTAGAAAAAGCTGTAATTCTGTACAACTTCCGTTTTTGGTTAACAAAAAACCAAGCTAACGATAAGCATAATATTGAAGGCTACTACTGGACATATAATTCTGCAAAAGCGTTAGCCGCATTATTCCCCTACCTGAATGCCAAGAAAATAAGCCGATTACTGAAAGAGCTAGAACAGGCTGGCGCGCTCGTTTCTGGCAATCATAACAAGGCTGGATATGACCGTACAAAGTGGTACTCAATGCCTGAATTTGCCGTGAAAGCCACGCCAGCCGTGATTTCCCAAAAATGCGAAATGGATTCCCCAGATTTGAGCAATGCATTTCCCAAAAATGCGCCACCTATACCAGATGTAAACACAGATAGTAAACCAGATATAAACACCCCCCTAACCCCCCAAGGGGGAAAGGTAATCAAGATACGCGTTAGTAAGCCTGATTCATTCAAACAGTTTTTTGCATCCTATCCAGCCCATCGTAAAGGCGGGAATGATAGCCAAGCGTGGAAGACTTGGAAAGCTGCAAAGCTAACTGACCATGATGCCGACTTAGCTAATCACTGGCTAACCCAAGCTGCAATTGCTGACCCACAAAATTGGTCAACGTCTGCAAATGGGTTTGCGCTTGGAATTACTAGATTTATCAACGACACAATCTGGCTAACGCCGCTACCAAGGCCAAGCGGCATGAGTAACGACAGTATTGAGTGGGCTGGAAGTTTGGAGGAAATATTATGAGAACCGCAGCCGCATTGATTACACCAACTGTTAACCAAATACATGAGCGCCCCGTTGAGACTTTATCTGAGCAGGCAGCTTGGCAGATCAACGACATATTTAAATCGTTGCAGGCGAGTTTCCCAGCGTGGAAGCAAGCATTCCCTAGCGACAAAGAGTTAAGTCTAGCCAAGAAGGTTTGGACGAAAGGCTTGATGGAATCGGGTATCACTAGCCTCAACGAGATTAAGCTGGGTATGCGAATGGCTAGGGCGAGTGGTTCAGATTTCTTCCCCAGTGTCGGTAAGTTCGTTGGTTGGTGTAAGCCTACGCCAGAAGCCTTTGGCTTGCCTGTTAACCAAGCGGCATACAACGAAGCCTGCAATCAGGCGCACATGGCCTCACGAGGCAAATGGACGCACCCAGGCGTATATCACGCAGCAAGCCAGACCGGATTCTTCAACCTCGCGCACTCAACGCCAGGTGACGCAACAAACAAACAGTTTGATCACAATTACACGGTGACACTACGCAAAGTGATGGCGGGTGAGGATTTTGAATTACCGATTGCTACAGCGATTGAGCAGCAGGCGCACATTCCCACGGAAGAAGAATTACAACAAAACCAAGAGACAGGCGATAACGCTTTGTCAGCATTAAAGGGACTTTTTTAAATGATTACAGGAACAGACAGCAAGTTAACATCAGAATTAAAAAAAGCAACAGCGTCAGCGATCACCGCTGCCAGCTACCGAGTTAGTGAGGAGAATCGCAAGCGAGCGATTAAGAATGAAATTGAATTGCTCAAATGGCACCAAAAGGCTGGTCATCAAACCGCAGAGGAAACTGAACGCTCAGAAGTAACTATTCAAGCGATTAGGCAAGAGCAACGCCGATTCAATGTATCACGCGGTTATGTAAGCCATGCGGAGATGAACTTATGAGCAAGGATTATTTGGCCAAGCCTAAAGCGGTTAGTCCGTACAAGGACTTACTGCCTGACTACAAAGGCCCAGTTACAAAAGCCGCGTGGGGTGAATCTGGTGGCTTAACACACATTGTTAAATCCCAATTAAATCCAGCAGCCAGAAAAAAATACAACAAGGAGAGGGTAGCATGATACACGCAAACAGCATGGCAGGAATGGCAGCGATGGGGCCAGTAACGGGGCAGTGTCGCATTAAAGTGATGCAAGTGATCCGCGAGAAAGGCCCGATCACTAGGCAGGACATTAGCCAAGAATTAGGCTGGGCAATCAATAGTGTCACTGGTCGGGTGCGTGAGCTATTGGACACCAATTATATCTGTGAAGATGGTCAAGATCGCTCACATTCTGTTGCTCGTAGCTTGCTAAGGGTAATGGCATGAGAGTTCTTGACCTATTCTCTGGCATTGGGGGGTTTAGCCTGGGGCTTGAGAGGGCTGGCATGGAAACAGTGGCTTTCTGCGAGTTTGAACCACACGCCCAAGAAGTATTAAGGAAGCATTGGCCTGATACGCCAATCCACAGTGATGTGAGGAGTTTAGATGGAAAACAATACAGAGGCACAGTTGACGTTGTGTGTGGGGGATTCCCCTGCCAGGACTTATCAACAGCAGGAACGCAAGCTGGCTTTAGTGGAGAACGCTCCAGCCTATACAGGGAAATGCTTAGAATTATTAGCGAGTGTAGACCCCGATACGCAATTTTTGAAAACGTCACAGGGTTGCTTACTGGAGAGTCGGGACGGTGGTTTGGACAATTTCTCTATGACTTGGCCGAGATCGGGTTTGATGCAGAGTGGCATTGTATCGAAGCTGCCTACGTTGGCGCACCGCATAGACGGGACAGGGTGTGGGTTATTGCCTACCCTACGGAGCAGTATGACGGGGCTAGTAACAAAGAACAGATTAAACGACAAGAATCTAAATTTAGAGAAGGCTTTAGCGAGATTAATGTACCTGCCAACACCAACAGTAAGCGACAGCAAGGGTTCGCCAAAGTCGCGCACAATCTTAAACAACAAATACAACTTATGCGAAGTTCTAAGACTAGCAGAGAGCGATTCAACCTTACCGAATCCGCGCTTCTTGGAGCAAATGATGGGGTTTCCCGTGGGATGGACAGAAAACGAATAGCTCGCCTGGGTAACTCAGTAGTACCACAGATACCAGAAGCAATAGGTAGAGCCATTATGGGGGCAGCATGAAGATTCTAAACAAAGCCGAATGCACAGAGGTTCTTAGTCGCAGACGCAACGGCGAACCAAATTGGTCAATCGCCTCCAACATGGGCATTTCAACAGATACGATCAGGCGCATTGGTGCTTGTTCAAATAAGCATTTCCCAATAGAAGATTATTTGATCTACGACTTGCCTGACTATTATCTAAAGCCGTTGGGTGAAAAACTGGAAGCGTGGGATTTAAGGCTGTCTTTGAAATTGCAGCGTTTACCTATGAGCGAGTGGGGTGCTGCGATATGAGCGATCAAGTCGCTTTTCAGATCAACAGTGGAAATGTCTCAGGCATGATTCAACAGATCGTTTCAATGATTAACAAAGGTCTATTCAAAGGGCCAGTTGAAGTGATCTTAAAGCGCCCAGTACGCACGATGAGCCAGAACAAAAAGCTATGGCCTATGTTGAGCGATGTGCAAAAGCAAGTGAACTGGTACGGCGAAAAGCTCGACAGTGAGGATTGGAAAGATATGTTCATGTCTAGCCTGAATAAGCAGCGATCAGTGCCAGGCATCGACGGCGGCTTTGTTGGGCTTAATCGCAGAACAAGCAAGTTAGACAAAGAGGGCTTTGCTCAATTAATCGAGGTGATCTACGCCTTTGGTTCTGAGCAGAATGTAGCGTGGGGCGAACCAGCACTTCAAACCTATTCACAATACAAAGAGGCAGCGTAATGGGCGCAATTAAACGTACACCCGCAGACAAAGCATTTAGTGACTGCATAAGGTCAGCAGCAGAATGGACTTGTGAGCGCTGTCATACGCATTACGAAGAGGGTAGGCGTATGGGTCTGCATTGCTCTCACTATCATGGTCGCGGGAAATGGGGAGTGAGGTTCAATGTTAATAACGCGGAAGCCCTTTGTTATGGGTGTCACCAATATCTGGGTGCAAATCCAAATCTACATACTGATCACAAGCTGGAATCTATTGGGCAGGGTGCAATTGACATTCTGCAAGAGAAAGCCAACGACACCAGTTTAGGTCGAGCAGCCAGGCGTGATGCTAAAGACATAGCTAAACACTATCGAACCGAATTTAAACGCATTCACCAATTACGGCTGGATGGGTCAGTAGGTAAATTAACAATCGAGAGCTGGAGTTGACGATGAGAGTATTTGATCAAGAAGAAATTAACGAAGGTGCGTTGATCATATCGCTACTCATTAAAACTGTGATCGAGGTCGATGATAGATCACGAAATGAGC